TAAGGCAACTCTCGCTACACTCGATATTCGATTTGCAAGAACAATCGAACGTATTCAACGTATTGTTGTTTCAGAATTAACAAAGATTGCGATTGTACACCTTTATTCACAGGGTTATGAAAACTCTGAACTTGTAAACTTTGAATTGTCATTAACTGGTCCTTCTATTGTTTACGAACAAGAAAAGATAGCTCTGATGAAAGAAAAGGTAGACCTTGCTGGTTCACTGATGGAAAAGAGATTGATGTCACTTGATTATATTTACTCAAATATTTTCAATATGAGTAAAGATGAATCTGATTTTGAAAAGAACGAAATTATCGAAGACATTAAACTTCAATTCCGTCAGAAACAAATTGAAAGTGAAGGTAATGACCCTATGGTTACAAAAGAATCATATGGTACACCACACGATTTAGCCGCCTTGAATATTTATGGTGGTAGAAGACAACAACAAATTAATGATGTAGAAGTACCTGAAGGTGGATGGCCCGGTGCTGGTAGACCACCTGAACATGGTTCAACGTATGGTACTGATGCAAGTCCATTTGGAAGAGATCCTATTGGTAAAAAGAGTGTTTCATCTGCACTTGATGTAAACCTTAAACCATCTCATAATTATAAAAAGGGATCTGCTCTTTCATTAGAATCAAAGTCTTTTGACTCAAAAATGACTCGCGAATTGAATGATGTTATTAAGAGTATGGGTGTTATAAAAGTTAAATCAAAATCAGTTATTTCTGAAAGTCTTAAACCTTCTTCAGATAAAAAGATTGAAGATTCTGGTATTCTTGACGAGAATAATTTATTGGAAGAAATCTAAATTAAATTCATATTTATCTTATGAAGGATTTATTTTACGGGTAACATAAATGAAAAAAATTAAACATTCAAAATACAAAAATACCGGTATGTTATTTGAACTATTGACAAGACAAATAACATCTGAAATCATATCTGGCAATGAATCCGTTGCTACACAAATATTGAAGAACTTCTTTAATAAGAATACGGAGTTATTCAAAGAATATGGTTTCTACAAAACGTTATCCGAAGAAAGATTGTCATCAGAAGCTAAATCAACTATGCTTATTGAAGCAGTATTAAAGGCTAGAACTAAAATAAACAAACCAAAATTACGTGAGGAAAAATATAATCTTATTAAGACAATATCTGAAAAGTTTGATATTGATTCATTTTTCCAAACAAAAGTTCAAAACTATAAATTGCTCGCATCTATCTATAAAATTTTCGAATATTCTGAATTAGACAATCCTTCAGAAATTATCCGTTCTAAATTCACGATTATCGAAAATATGACTGGTGATTCTAAAAAACCATTGGTTGAAGAAATGAATTCTATATACAAAGAACCGAAAGAAATTCGTCTTATGTCTTATAAAATTCTAGTTGAGAAGTTCAATCAAAAGTACGGAAATCTTTCACAAGAACAAAAAACAGTCCTCCGAGAATATATAGAAAATGTAAGTAATACAAATAATCTAAAGTCATTTTTACAGAAAGAATCAAAACGAGTAAAATCGATTTTGGAACAAAAAACAAAAAAGATAAGTGACAAAGCCTTGAAAATTAAATTATCCGAAGTTATTTCTCTTCTTGATTCATATGATACAATTAAGAATGTAGACGAGAATCATATCTCGGCTTTAATGAGATATTACGATTTGGTTAATGACTTATAAATGGAGTAACTAATGTCAGCTAATGAAATACAACCTTATAACTACGGGTCAGATGCTAGAAATGAATTTGAAAGAAAAGGACATCCTGGTAAATTCTTACAATCAATATCTTGTGGTTCAGGTGTAACTAATTTTACGAGTTCTAATTACGGAGTTGGTGGTATTATAGTTCCAGCTGGTACAGTTGGTACTGCTTCTCTTTCAAACGGAGGAACCATTCCATTGGCAACACTTGCAACAAGTAGCGCAAATGGTGCTGGTATAATTGAACTTTCTCTTTCTAGTGTAAAGGTTGACTCTGGAATAGTATATGCTTTAATTCGTAATCAACTAATTAGGTAATAAATATGAACGTAGAATCATTCATAAAAAAACTTAAAATGTCTGAATCATACAAAAAGTTTAAGGGTGAAGTCCAAGAAACTAGTGTAACTGGTATGGTTGCTGGATATGATACACCAAGAGCATTTTCTGCAAGTCCCGAAGATTTTAAGGAAAAGACAAAAGATAATGCAGAACAACTTGGATATAAAGTCGTTCCAAAAGAAAAAAGAAAACACTCGATTAGTAAAGAAGAATTTGCTAATCAAGAGGTTGACAAATCAAATGAGTCTATGTACAAACAGGCAATGAAATCTCTACATGAGGCATCCTATAAAGAATATAAGGGTGACAAAACAAAAACAACAAGTGAAAAGATAAACACTTCTATTAAAGAATTGAATCAATCACTTCTTCGTGTAGAACGTGCTGTTGGACACGCCCTTCGTTTAAAGACAGAGATGGCTGTTGACCAAAGAACTCTTTGGAGATCTTCCCATAATAGATTAACAAAAATTGGCGAACGTCTTAACAGAATTGGTAAAAAAATTAACGAATTAGGTGCTTAAAATGAAACAACTGTTGGTAGATACAATACTTTTTTCTGCGACTCCTCGTCAAATAAATGAATCTTCTCAGAACAATAATGGTAAAATTATTGTATCGGGTGTTCTTCAACGTGCAGAGGCTAAAAATCAAAATGGACGTGTATATCCGAAAGAAATACTTATACGAGAAGTAAAGAAATATCAACAGAATCAAATCAAAGAAAGAAGAGCTCTTGGAGAACTTGACCACCCAGATTCATCTGTTGTCAATCTTCGTAATGTTTCTCATAACATTTTAGAATGTGAGTGGAAAGGAAATGACGTTGTTGGTAAGGTTGAAATTTTACCAACTCCTTCTGGTAATATTCTTAAAAACTTACTTCAATCTGGAATCCGTCTTGGTATCTCATCAAGAGGACTTGGTTCAGTTAAAGAAATAAATGAAAATACAGTAGAAGTTCAAGATGACTTTGAATTAATTGGTTGGGACTTTGTATCAAATCCATCTACACATGGTGCATTTATGTACCCAGCTGGTGGTGGTGAAATTGTTGGAGAAGGACTAATTAAAGAATCTGTTAGTCTAAAGACTATTGCTAAAGTAGATCCAAAAGTTAAACGTATTCATGAAAATATAACGAATATTATTTGTGAAATTGGTAATGTATGTGAATGTATATTTGATGGAGATAAATAATGCCTGCCGTATCAAAGAAACAACAACAATTCATGGGACTCGTTCTTGCTTACAAACGTGGAGAAATTCCTGCATCAAAAGTCAGTAAGAATGTAAAGCAAGCCGCCGATTCGATGTCCGAAAAAGAACTTGAAAAGTTTGCTGGCACAAAGCATAAAGGACTCCCTAAAAAAGTAAAGTCAGAAACTACATTTTCTATGCCAGTTCAAGAATTGAAGAAGATTATCAATTCTGTAGTTTCAACTGTAGTCAATGAAAACGTTGACCAAGATAAAGAAGAAAAAGAAGAACCAAAACTCACACCAGAACAAAAACAACAATATATTGAAGCGATTTCAAGATTTAATGAGTATGGTAAATCTGTTTATCGTACAAACGAAATTATGGAAACCTACAAACACATCAAGAAACTTGTTGAGTTTGCTTCTAAAAATATCGTTGATGAATCTGGTGATTGGTTTGATAAAGTAACATTAACAAGACATTCAAAGAAAATGACAGAATCTTTGAAGCTTTTTGAAAAAACAGCAACAGAAATGACCCAACTTCAACAAAGATTAGAAGCATTGTATGAGGAAATGGGACAAACACTTGGACGATATTATAAGATTAAATAAAAAAAGGAAAAGGTTATGAGCAATCAAGTTTACGCAGGAAATCCCAAGACTGCACACGTAAAGGTCAAGGGGAATGGAATGAATATTGATACGATGTTAAAAATATTCAAAAGAAAAGTGAAGGAAAGTGGTATTCTAGAACAATACAAAGCAAAGACAGAATACATTAAACCTTCAAAAGTTAGAAGTGATAAGAAAAATGCTGCAAAAAAGCGTCAACGTAAATTAGATAGAGAACAAATATAATACAAAAGGATGATTAAACTAAAAACCATACTCTTTGAACAAGAACCTACTCAAAAAGAAGACCCTGATAAAATTCTTGTGGTGAATAAAAAGAGTGGGGAAGAGTATTATATTAGTAAAAATAGTTATGATCCAAACAAACACAGAAAACCAGAAGAATCAGACTCTACGAAAGTTGAAGATTCGGATAAAACTTCTTCGGAAGATAAATCATCTAAAGAATCAAAAGACGATAAAAAGTCAACCCCAGACGAAACAGTAGAAAAGGCAATGACATCGGTTGATTTCATCAAAGACAAACACAAAGATGATATAATAGATGTAGTCCCTGATTTAAGACCCGACCTAAAGAAAAAGTTATTGAACTTTAACTTCTCAGACTTTTTTCGAGAATACGATAATGCTATGTTGGGTGTAAATTCTGGAGATTCCGAATTATCAAAGAAAAGTACAAAAATGATTTTGAATATCGCTAAGAAAATTCAAGCGGTATCTATTGCAAAACATTTAACGATAAACACATTCTCTTTAAGTAAGGAAGTTATAGACTCTACAAAGGAATATCATAACAATGCTCAACGTATAAATAAATTACTAAGAGATAGTTACGGTAAAATGAAATGGTCTCCTGAACAAATAAAAGCAATCTTTGATAAAGATTTAAGTGCAGAAGAACTTTCAAAGTTAGAACCGATAAGAGCTATATTTGAACTAGATAAATACTTTAAATCGGATGATTCTAAACTACAGTATGACGTTACCGTATATCGTGGTATACGGAACGATGTATTAAAACAATTTCTTAAAGAGAAAACTTGGACTGACCATGCTTTTGTTTCAACTTCTATAAATCCACTTATTGCAGAGAATTTTACAGAAGGTGGTTCTTTTAAACCTCACATGAGAGACCCATTATTTAAGATTGAATTAAAACAAGGTGATCCGGCATTGATGTTAAAATGTGAAGAAGATGATTTTTGTGTAGAAACAGAAATAACACTTCCACGTAACTGTAAATTTACCATATCTGGTTTTGACCAAAAAAATAATATCTATACATTAGATGTGGAGTTTGAAAATGCCCGATGAAAAGAAAAAAGAATCGCCAGATATTCAACAAAAAATGAAAAGACTAACACGGTTTCAATACGATGAAACTGACTTGATTCAAATTTTTGGAGAAAATTCTTTAAAAAATGAATCAAAACATAAAAAAAAGTTAGTTACGCCTACCAAAAAATCGAATAAATAACAACTTTACTTATATTTATCTGTATAATACTCTATACAATATAGAGTCACTATTATTTTTACTGTTGATTAGAGTTATCAATAACCCTAAAACTAGTTGGAGATTTTTATGACAGATTTACTTAGAGAAGCAATCGCAGATGCAAAGGCAGTACGTGAAGTCGCACTCGCTAATGCTAAGCTTGCTTTGGAAGAAGCATTTGCTCCACGTCTTCAATCCATGATTGCAACGAAACTTTCAGAAGAAGCTGAAGGTGAAGAGTACATGGAAGAAGGTGAAGACGAGGAAATGATGGAAGAGGAAGAAATGGGTCATGACTCTGAAATGGAAGAAGGTTGGAACGAAGGCGAAGAACACACTCCAGAAATGGAAGAAGGTGAAGAACTCGAAGTCGAAGAAGACTACATGACAGAGGAAGACGAGGAAATGCCGGCAGAAGAGCCAGCGGAAGAAGAATTCGATTTCGAAGAAGAAGTTGAAGATGAAGAACCAATGGATGAAGACCTTATGGAAATTATCCGTCAACTTGAAGAAGAACTCGATTCATCTGAAATCGGAAAGGGTGATAACAAACAACCTTCGAAGTATGCTTCAGACGATCATACAGAAATGAAGAAGGAACCACTTGTTCAGGTAGTTAATGAAGAAGAGGAAGAAGATCACACAGTAGAAGAAGGTGATGATGACGATGTTGATATTCAAGAGATCATTCGTGCTCTTCGTGAAGAAGAGGAAGAAGAAATGCACGAAGGTGAAGAGGAAGAAGAAATGCATGAAGAGAAGGAAGAATCTGAAGAGAAACTTCAAGAAGCTTATGCAGTTATTCAATTCCTCCGTGAGAAATTAAATGAGGTTAATCTTCTTAACTCTAAACTTCTCTTCTCAAACAAGCTGTTCCGTTCGCACTCTTTAACAGAATCACAAAAGATGACTGTTATTGAAAATTTTGACCGTGCAGGTAGTTTGCGTGAAGTAAAGTTGGTTTATGCTACACTCGCTGAGTCTCTCAAGGGACAATCGAACAAAGTTGCAAAGGCACCAAAGAAATCACTCAAGGAGTCATTCAACCGTATCGCTAGCAAGCCACAAGCAAGCACACGTCCATCGAAGCAGATTCTTTCAGAATCTAACTCGACGGCAGATAGATTTAAGAAATTAGCAGGTTTAATTTAAACTTTTTATTGGAGATATATAAATGAGTATTCAAAACATTCTAGGTTCTACGGGTACAGCCCACAGAAACCTAATGACAGAAAACAAGGGTACAGTTAAGAAGTGGGAAAAGACAGGACTTCTTGACGGTATCAAGAACGATTATGAAAAGAACTCGATTGCAGTTCTTCTCGAAAACCAAGCAAAGCAACTTATCGACGAATCATCACGTACAGGTACATCAGCAGGTTCAGAAGAATGGGCTGGTGTTGCACTTCCACTTGTTCGTCGTATCTTTTCTGAAATCGCAGCGAAGGATTTCGTTTCGGTTCAACCGATGAACCTTCCTTCAGGTCTCGTGTTCTTCCTTGACTTCAAGTATGGAACAGCACAACCTGGATTCACACAAGGTGCTGGTAAGGATTCACAAGCTGACTCTGTATTCGGTGTAACTGGTAAGGACGCTAAGGGTGTTGACCCATCAGGTGGTCTTTACGGTGCAGGTCGCTTTGGTTATTCAATCAACGAAGCAACTTCTGGTAACATCACAACATCTGTTGCTAACACAACAGTAAACACAACAACATTCGCAACTGCTTCTGTTGGTTATGCTTCAACAAGCGTATTCCAATTTGATACAGAATTCCAAGCTGCTTATTCAGCTTCACTTGTTGGTGGAAATATCTTCACAATCACAATTTCATCTGCTTCTTTAGGCAATGGTTCTCATGATGTAGAAGGTATCCGTGCTTTCAAGGTTTCTGGTTCAAACATTCTTGGTTATTTCCCACAGTATACAACAGCTAACTCAAACGATTCACAAATCACATTCGTGGTTTCTGCATCAGCTGCACCAGCTAATAATCTTGTTGTTACATATCAGAAGCAACCAACATCAATCAGCCGTGGTGACTTCGAAGATGGTGTAGGTTCAGCACTTGCAGACACAACAGCAATCCCAGAAATCAATCTTGAGCTTCGCTCAGAGTCAATCGTTGCTAAGACACGTAAGTTGAAGGCAGTTTGGACTCCTGAATTCGCTCAAGACTTGAACGCTTACCACTCAATCGACGCTGAAGCAGAATTGACATCGATGCTTTCTGAGTACATTTCACAAGAAATTGACCTCGAAATCCTCGATATGCTTATCAAGAACGCTCAGACAACAGAAAGATGGTCAGCTCGTATCGGTCGCACATACGATGGTGCTACAAACACATTCGGTGACTACACATCAGGTCAAGCTCAAGCAGCAGCGTTCAACCAACAAACTTGGTTCCAAACACTTGGTACTAAGATCCAAAAGGTATCGAACGTAATTCACCAGAAGACACTTCGTGGTGGTGCTAACTTCCTTGTATGTTCACCACAAGTTGCTACAATCCTTGAATCAATTCCTGGATATGCAGTTGACGGTGAAGGCATGAAGTTCGCGATGGGTGTACAGAAGGTTGGTCAGCTTAACGGTCGCATCACAGTTTACAAGAACCCATATATGCTCGAAAATCAAATCCTTGTTGGTTTCCGTGGCACACAGTTCCTCGAAACAGGTGCGGTATATGCTCCTTACATCCCACTCGTAATGACACCGTTGGTATACGATCCAACGAACTTCACACCACGTAAGGGTGTAATGACTCGTTACGCGAAGAAGGTCGTTCGTCCTGAATTCTACGGTCTCATCCAAGTTTCTGAACTCGGTGACATCTAATCTATCTAACAAGATAGAGTAAATTAAAAGGGGAGTGAGAAATCACTCCCTTTTTGTTTTTAACGATATTTATTAGTATATTATGACGATTAATCACAGGAGTTTTTAATGGCAGCTACATATGGAATGTCCACACCTATAATGTCATCGGTGATGCCGAATCCTATGACTGTTCCCGTTATGTCAACAGTGATGCCGAATCCTATGACTACAACAAATACAGTTAGTTCTATGGGTGCTCAAGGTTTACCAATGTCAAATGCTTTGCCAATTATTGTAAATGAAAATACACCAAATCTTGCAGAGATACAATCATTTCCAGTTATAGTTAGTGGTGGTGGGATTCATATGCACCAAGACCCTGTTAGTGGTCAACGATATAGAATGAATGATGAATTTCATTCAAGAATACCACAAATATTGGCTGATAGACAATCATCAACTACTAATGGTTTAAATTCAATGACAGAATCGAGTACCGAACAGGTGGATTCTGTAATACTTGATTATATTGGTAGTTCTTCACCCTCTAATTCAATGACTGTCAGTAATAATTCAATGAAAAATTTACAGTCTGAAATAGATTTATCATCCAATCCAAGTTCGGTCCAAAGTAGAAGAAGAAATATTACAATCAATTCTAATAATAGAACATCTAGGTCAAATTCAATCGGTAACTACTCCTCATTTGGAAATGGAAATATTTTTAGTATGATGGGTACAAATACTCGAAATCAAGGACTTAATGGTTTTAATCTAAATCAATCTCAACAAACAAATAGAACTTTTCAAAATCAAAGGTCTACTAATACATTTTCTTCAATGAAAGAAAATCAAGAACAGTCAACTTCAACATCAACATCACAATTTATACCACAAATTGTAGTAAAATATCCAACAAATACATTTAGTAGTATGCAAGGTGTTAATTACGATTCATATCAAAACACAACCTATACTCCAACAAATTCATTTACTTCAGCTGTAAGTTCTGGTATTTCTTATACAAGAACTAATCAATCGATGTTGCCTACAAATAAGTTTTATAATACATAACAAGTTATGCCGATAATAAATAGATATTATATACAGAGATATAAAGAAGTTATACTACCTGAATCTGCTGGAACCATTTATGATGGCGGATTATCAACCTATAATTTAGATGACCCATCTGTAACACCAAATGGAACCGGTGATTTTTTGGGAGTAATTCGAGATGTTAGAAAACTCGGTGAGGTTGTAAGAAGCATTGTAGATACTAAACAATATTCAATAAATCAGTTTAATAATTTAACTGTACAACAATATCTTGACGAAATTAGACGTGGTAATATAACAATCAGAGAAGAAATACTTGGATGGGTTGAAATATCAAAAGCTAGACCTTCGTTCTACTATAAAGATTGTGAAACAGATGAATTTTTCGGAAAACAGCCGATTGCAGAACACTATTTTAATTTAGATGATTTTTATTTTGATGATACAGTTGTAAATGGTTCTGGACCGAATGATGAAGGTTCTGATGTATCATTTAGTCCAATCGCATTATCTCCAATAAGAAATATTGACCCAAATTATGCAAATAATATGGGTGTTATCGGACCTGGATTTCAACCAATTGGAATTACAGAGTATATTAGGACCGCATTTTTTGACGGACTCATCAGAAACAATAACGGCGAAACTCTCGAAATACCATTACTTGGTCAGACAAATGAATCAAACCCAATAATTGTACAACTTTTAATTGCAAATAAACAAGAACATTTTGATAATAGAAATGCAGTTGCAGACCCTAGTGGTAAATATGGGCGTTCTAGAGATACAATAATCAATGGTTTTTCTACAAATAATCATCTTATAAACTCAAATACACCGAATGAGACTATTTTAAATAATATATCAAATGGTGTTTGCTTAGAAATATCCAGAAAGACGGTGCCACCACCTCCAACCGTAGTCGGTGATGGAGTTGATGAAGATGTTCTGATTGATTGGATAATATCTGATAGTGGTTTGGGTCCAAATGAAGATGGGTCATTTGATTATGAAACTGAAGATGACGAATTTGTGCAAAGTTATCCTCAAGAACTACCTGATATTTGTAGTGATCTTTTGATAGAAGTACGTGATCCAATGACGGATATGATTATAACATCATCTATGTTTTCTATTTCAAAAACAGATGGAAGTGATGTAAAAAATTACAACGAACTTCCGGATACTAGTGGTGGTGATGATCAATTTGTTTATTATGTAAAGGGTAAAGAAAAATTAGAACAAAAAGGTGTAATAGATCCACGAGAATCTTTATCTGAAGTTTCCGATGTGCCAAGAGGTGTCTTAAAATACATTAAAAATGTAGAGAACTGCACATTAGATGTCTATCCAAATTTTAGAGATAAAGATGGAGACGTCCCAGAAGTAGTTGGTCCAGAATTGACAGATTATTCTGAAAAAATTCGAGCCTTTATGATAGATAGATTTTTCACACCACCACCACTTCAATTTATAGGTAATAGTTCGGATGGGCTGGAAAACTATAGTGATGGTAATTCTTACATAGAATTACACGGGGAGTCTGCGTTTGGTTGTGGTAAACCATTCGCATTTTCAGATATACCTGAAATTTTTGTTGAAATGTATCCAACAAAAGTTCAGAATAAGGGATTCGAAGAAAGACCATATGTAGAAGATTATAGATACATAATAGAAAGATCTACTCAATATACTGGTTTTATTTTAGGACTTATTTCTATGTTTGGAGATAGTGCTCCAACTGTTTTAAGTTCATATAAACACTTATTATTAAATGATGTTGTAAGTGATATATCACTTGGTATACCTGATATGGATTTTGCAGAAGTTGGTTCTCCATCAAATTCTTCACAAGATATTACATTGGCAGTGGCTGGGGCAGTGAGTACAGGACTTTTAAAATACTTACTATCAGACGATAAAAGTACCGTACTAAAGATTATTGATTCTTTGAAATCTAGTGTTGCTGGTGCTCTTGGAGGACTGGCTCTATCCGATTTATTAAAAAATGAAGAAGATTTGTATAACGATTTTAGTAATGGACACACACGGTCTATTAATTTCTTTAATTATAGATTTTATGATGCATTTTGGTCAAGAAACATATTATCAAACGTGTATGTCCCAAATAATGGAATTATTTTTTCAGAAACTGTTGACGATGTAAATGGTCGTCTAAATGTAAAAACTGAAAAATTAATGATAAAGAATTATGTTCCATCGGAAAATGAAGATAGTATATGGAAAGACTCTAATCTAACAATAGAAGATTTAAAAAAATTACAGAGTAGTTTATCATTACCATCTAGATGGAAATCTATGATGAGACCAATTTATCAAGAATTGTGGTATGATAGTCAAGCAATACAGCCAAAAAATGTTTCAACAACACCATATCTTGGTCAAGAAATAACAAAACTAGAATTAGGTGATTACGAAACACATCGTTCAAAATTTGGAATGCAAAAAAATCTATATGATATAATAGATGATGCCATTTCTATAAAAATTGATGGGCAAACATTATCCGATGCAAACTCAAACCAAAATGATTCTGGATTTTTTAGAGTTATGGTCGATGATTCCAGACGACTACTTGAATCTTTTTTATCTGTTGATAATTTAGTAAATAATGACTTTTATTTTGAGTTCAAAGAACTTAGTATGTCTGTTAGTAACTTGATTAATATTGGTGTAAACTTTAGAACCGATCAGTTTAAAAGTTATATCGAGTTTGTTAACGAAAGTTTAAAAATTTATGGAATTGGTAAAGAAGTCTATACTGATGGTAGAACTCTACTTAATGATATTATCGAATTCTCAAAAAAAATTAGTGACGCAACAACTTCAGAACAAAAAAGAAATGAGTTAATAAAATCATTTACTGATAGTGCTTTAAATTTTGGTAAAAGATTATTACAACAAATGTTATCACAAATTACCGATTTTATCATATCATCTGGTCTCAATTATTTAGAAAAAAGTTTACAGATTACAAAACCTAGCAAATCATCATTGTCTCCTAGAAGACTTATGAAGCCAGGTTCGGTTATATTACAATCAAAATCTGGTGTATATACTACAAATAAACAACCATGTCCTATAATATTCTTGGGATTTAATGACAATGCTATAATGTCAACTTTTTCAAATATTGGGTCAAACGAACTTGGGTGTTTAAGAAACTTATCAAAAGAAAATAAAATTACAAATATTGATTGTAGAACAATTGCATCTACTGACAATAGTGCAAAATCAAATCCATTATTTTTACAATACCTACAATCAAATTTAGGAACGGTGTCAGTACAACTAAATACAGAAACACCAACTCCATACAATTATACTCGTTATAGTAAAATTGATACAATACCATTTATTAACAAGAGGATTCGTCAATATGGAAGAAATCCATTTTTAGATATTTTTTATCTAAATTTACTACCTGATTCTTCTTATACGACTGAAGATTCTCTAAGTGTAAGAAAAATGGCAAGGGATAGTAGAACCAATTTGTCTGCAACTCCCCCTCCTTTTAGATACCCGACTGCTAAAAATGTTAAATTTTCAAAAGTAATGAACTCACATAGACCATCAATATTTCCGCCATGGTGGAATGAACCAGGTGTTGTGGAAGAATATCCAAATGCAAAACCAGCTATTCAAGGATTTAATTTGGAATTGGATGACCCAGATCACAAAAAGACATTCTGGAAAGAATTTGAATCTTGGAACATAGGTGACGAACATTTTAGAAATAGAAGACGCAACAATATACTTCGTGCAAAAGATAGGTGGTCTATGTCAGTACAATCAATTGGTGATAGTAATATTTTAGTATTACGAGATAAAACACCAATACTTGATATATATTTTGGTTTAATGAATATGCATATATATGGATTCAGTTGGGATAAGATATTACCACTACTAAATGAATCAAAACAAGCTGTAAATATAAAATATGATGAAAATGGACCGGATGAGGAAACCACCACAATAGACTTACAGAAATTAGAAAAAATATCTGAAAGAATAAAAACATTACTACAGGCATCATCTCCTGTTGTTATAAACGGTGAAACTGACTGGGGAGTTGTTTCTCCATTAAATGAAGAACCAAAACCGATAACAAAGAAAATTAGGATATACAATAATACAAATTATCCTGCAGAAATACTTTTCAATGAGATACAAATAAAAGGTGCACAAAATACAGATAGTTTTGGACAAACATCTGATAATCTTTTTTACTTCGGTACAATTAAAATAGAAAAAGGTCAAGATTCAATAATATCTGGACCCGAATATGTTGGTGATATTCCATTTAAAACTTGGAAAATTAAACAAGAATTTGCAAATACTTCTAATATAAAGGGTTATGGTATAATACCATCAACAACTGGAAGAGAAGAATTCTCTTCATCTGGATTTTTTGAACTTGATTTACATTTTGTTCCATTTGGCACAGAACTTAATTTTAAATATGAGGCAGTCCTATCAGTTCCTATTAAAATAAAAGATAACAATGGAACTGAATCAATAGTTACTATTACTAAAAATCTATCTGCGATTTGTAGTATAAATCAATATACTGTATCCGAAAAATTAAGTAAAAAGTATGATGTTCAATTACCGTACACTATAAATTTTGGTGTGGTAGATAACGTATATTCCTATACAGAGCCAGTGAATAGAGGTAATTTAAACGATGGGTTTATAATACCTATCGCACATCATATAGAAGAAGATGTTCTACTTAAAGACTTCGAAATTAAAAATGAGACCATTAAAGATTCTAATGGTAAAATTGTAACCAATGATTTTTTTGGTGATAATGAACCAAAACTATTTAGATTTAGTGAATATGATATTGAATCTGGAAATAGACCTGAAAATCAAGAAAACAAAAAAACTGTAGAATTTTACGAATTATTAGAGTATATTAATCTTAAACGAAAAGTATACAATAAGGAAGATTTTCTAAATATAGGACCTATAATTCAGATAGACAAAACATCGGTATTAAATAATCCCAATTTTCCAACAGGAAAACTTCCATCAAGAATGTTTTTTCAGGCGGATGTATTTGTGAATTATGTACTTCGACCTAGATTAAACTCTGAAACTTTGGTTACAAAACAAGAAAAATGTATATCGTATTTTATTACTTTAGACTAATGTGGATATTTATTTAAATCAATGGGTTTCATTTTAAAAGGAAAATATTATGACGGAAAAACGAATAGAACATCTGATTACATATTTTAAAGGGTCTCTTAGTGTTCTAAACTTAATGGAAGAAAAAGAACCTGAAAAATTTGGTCCAAATGGAAAAATATCGGCATCTATATTTTCAGATGTTATCAGTATATTAAATCATATGAAAAAAATGCCTGATGAACTTGAAAAGATTGAACAAATAGTTGAAAACTATGAAAATATATTTGACGAAATAGCCAGTTCTATTAAAAAAAATAACTCTGAAAATTAAACAAAGGCTAAATAATGTTTTTAGTTGGTATAGAAAAAACTTTCGTTCCTACATCTAATAAACAACCATCTATTAGTAAATGGGCTCGTTTTGGTGATATAGATGTAATCAGAAAACAAAGAAGTACGGTATTTACTATTAAGTTGTACAATATCGGAGATTCAAGTGTACGTGTATTTTCATATACCAAACAACAAACTATCAATCCATTTTATAGTATTGGATGGGCTATAATGAGTCGTCCTGGTGAGCAGGATAGAACTTGGGGATTTAATTATCAAATACTTACACAATTTGATGAAAATAACCCTCTAATATTAAAACCAGGAACTGTAACAAATCCAACAGTAGTTGATTTTGCTAAAATATTTTATGATGGAAATGGTTTAAAAGAATCTGAGTTACATATAGATTACGGTGCAATATTTGAATTTATATCTGACGATAAAAATCAGAGTCTTCCTTTTTTCGATACTGGTATAAACAATAATCAAATTGTTTTAGAAGGACACCCGATTGGATTTAGATGGGAACCTAACAAGAAAATAGTTTACTCAAAAAATATACATGGTCACTTATCAACTCCAAAAATTTCTAATCTTGATACATGGAAAAAATATGCAAGAAAAAGAATATCGGAAACTGTTACAAGATATGCACCGTATGTTTCAAGCGAAACATATACTCCTGCTGAAAGAATTACAATAGCAGATTTTCTAGAAAAATCATCCTTTTTGAATAACAAAAAATTTGATGATAATTTTCCAGAAATGAAAAGGGTTCTTAATAGATTTGAAGATCCAATTCCACCATATGATTTTATTTGGCCATATGGTGATAGATATGCTTATAATGGTACTCGTAGAACTTATGACTATCAATTAGGTACTCGATTAGAAACTTATTATAGAGAACTAGATGAATTCTCTTTTGTAAATAATCAGTTTAGAAAAAATAGACAGAATGGTGTATACCTTTCTTTATTGGCTCAAATATCATCCGACGGTAGATATATATCGAGACAACGGAGAGAATGGGGATTCAGAGAAAAAGTTCTACAAGGTTTTCCATATTATATACCAAAACATATACAAACAGGATTTACGACCGAAGATACTGTTAATAGAGAATGTAGTACAGGACCTGTTATAGCCGGATTTGTGACAGCTGGTAGTGGTATATTTTCTGGAATTCAACCAGCCGTTGAAATAAAATATGACTTTTTAGAATCTCAAAGAACAATACGAAGTGCAACTGATACTCCATATGGTTCACAAAGAGTTCCAAACGGTTTAATTTTTATACAAGATGAAACAGGTGCCATAGGATTTTCTATAGGAACTGATATGAGGTACATGG